CATTAAAAAATAAAGCTCGGTTTTCTACAAATCCTATATGGGAAGAAAGTTTACTGCCTATAAAAAACCCAGTTCCATTATTTAATAATGGTTCTCCTTTAACAAAGAAAAGAAAATTTGCTATGTTTCCTTTATCCGTATCAATATGTACTTTAGGTTCTCCTTGATTGTGGCGTAAATGTGCATGAATAGATATTGGTTCTAAACTTGTATGGGGAAAAAAGAACTCTTTAATCCGATTTAGGACAGGATCATTTTTAAATTGATGAAGAGGAAAAGTGTGTCTTTTTCCATAATGCTGTCCTTCTTCATTTTTTACTTCGTTATATTTTAAATTAAGGAGTGTCTCTTGTAGTGATTCTAATGTTTCAATATTAAAAAAATTATCTACATATTGAACGTAGGCTGTTTCCTTATTGTGTTGCATAACTTACTTTTAAATATTCTATTTTTACTATCCAACTTTTAGGAATAGCAATGGCTCCTCCACCGCTAACATCTTCTTTATCTTCTGGGCATGCACTAAAAGAACGCATAATAACTATTTTTTCATTGTTATGAGTAACCATCCACCCTACTTCTTGACACTTAGCCAAAGGAGCATTTAATACTTTTTTTATATCTATCCATCCTGTTTCTGTATCCCGAGCATCCAACCACGTCACACGGACCATTGGAGTTTTGTCAATATCAATCATTTCAATAATTGTTT